GTGGGCGTGTAGCTCAGTGGTAGAGCACTGTGTTGACATCGCAGGGGTCGCAAGTTCAATCCTTGCCACGCCCACCATGACAAGCCTCGGAAATCCAAGTGGTTTCCGGGGCTTTTCTATGCCCGAAGCACCGTCACATTGTCATGTTCTCGGGTGAGTTTCGGGTGAAGTGCTGAGCCAACCTTGCGAGTCAGGTCGGCAATGACGTCCTCGATCCCGTCCCTGATCGTGCTCAGATAGTCGGGGTCGAAGATGGCGTAGCGGCTGGATGTCTTGCCCAGCGGGCGATGCCCGAGCGCGATCTCCAGTTCGACCAGATCGACGCGGCGATTGGCGAGAATGGTCGCCATGCTATGCCGAATCAGCTTCGGCCCCCAGCCGTCGGGGATGCCCAGCTTCTCGCGCGCGCCGAGCCATCCCTTCTTCACACTGCTGACGCGATATTGCTCGATCAGGTTGATGCGCTGGTTCGGATCGAACTTAGTCCGCTGCCCGCACACCAGCCAGTCGTCGGACGCCAGCAGCCAGGAGTGCAGCAGGTCCACGACAGGCACGACGGGCCGCACCTTCTTCGTCTGGAGCCTCCCCTCGGGATTGAGGGCGAAGCGGCGCTCGTTCTGCATCCACTGCCCGCGCTCGCGCGCGACGCCCATGTCGAGTATCGCGTCGGGCCGGGCCAGCGTCGTAATCGCCCCGATAAGGTAACGGCGCAGCGGGATCAGCCGGTCGGCGTGACCGCCATAAGCACCTGCCCCCTTGATCGAATAGTCCAGCAGCTCCGCGATGCTGTCGATCGAAAGGCGATACGTGCGCTGCGGCGTCACCTGGTCGCGCGTCTTATGCTTCAGCGGCGGCACATAGCGTGTCCGCCTGGAATTGAAGGCGTGGTTGAGCGCCGCCTTTAACTGGATGATGCTCTCTTCCACGGTCGAGGCACTTCGGCTGCGCTGCTTGCCGTCGATCCAGTGGCCCTGATCGTCCTTCTTGCGCGCAACTATCGGGTCGGCCTTCGCCCATTGCCTAAAGCGGTCGAGAAAGCGCTCGTCAAGATGATCGGGCAGGAAGGGGTCGATCAACCGCCCGGCGTCCGCTTCAATGTCCATGAAGCGGCGCATCAGTTTCAGCCGGGCCTTGATCGCCTCGGCGCTGGTCTGCTTGCTGCCGTGCTCCAGCCAGTAATCAATCATGGCCTCCGCTACGGTATAGCAATCCTGCTCCGCACTGGTCGGACGGTGAACCGCCAGATAATGTTCGTCCAGCTTATCGCAGGCTAATCGAACGTCTCCCGTGCCCGTGCTCTTGCGGCGCTGCCTGCCTCTGCCGGTGTCATACCAGAAGATATACCAGTTTCCGGATGTGGGCTTTCCCCCCGCCCCTCGGTCAAGGTCGAGCCAGAACTCGCCGCGCTGATAGACCCCGCCTTTTTCTGTCGCCATTTGGCCTGCTCCTGAAGGATGCGCGCTTTCTCTTCGGCCAAGCTCTGGATGAAGCCTATGTTGGCCATGACGTCCAGTTGATCAGGTGAGAGCGTGATCCCCCGGCCGCACTGGAAAGCGCGAGATACTTTCCGGTCGAGGTCGATCACCGATTCGGCATAAGACCGTTCAACCGTCACAGGAACGTTCATCCATTCGAAAAGAAGGGCAAGGGAGAAGAGCGGTTGAATCGTCCCATTTTGACTCGATCACGTCCGGGCCTCCTTTCCTCTGGCGCTTTCTGCGCGGCAGGATCGACTTGTCCTTGCGGACGACGAGGAAGGGGAACGCGAGGCGCGCTGTCAGGGTCAGGCCGGTCATATGCCATCGGCCTTGTCGAGGGCGACGCTGAGGATCGCCTGCGCGTCATCGAGTAAGGTGCAGCAGACGCCATGATCGCGCTTTATATCGGGATTGGCAGGCAGAAATTCGAAGACGTTGATGCTCTTGATCGCGAACAGCATCGAATAGGCGCTGCGGATGGCTTCGGTCAGTTGCCCGATCTGCACCTCTTGCGCTTCGATGCGATCCAGATCGGCAAGGGATCGGACATTGCCCATTTCCATGCCCGCAATCCTGCAAAAGTCGCGGAAGGCGGCATTGGTCGCGAACGCGGCGTCCATCTTCTCCTTTGTCGTCGCACCCGACCGGGCGCAGACGATATTATGTTCGGCAACGGCACTGATATAGCGCTCATAGGCTTGGGTTTCGGCGTCAGTATATTCGCGCTGGGCGGCTTCGGTGGTCGGCATGGGGCTATGCTCCTTCATGCTGCGATGGGATTGGGGCGGATCGGGAAAAGCTGGCGGACGGGGCCCTTCGGGTCTGGTGCAGGCTCGCCCGGATCGGGATCGTCATCATCTTCGTCATCGCCGGGCCACACTGAAATTCACTCCGCGCAGCACCGGCTTTCGTGCGTCGCCGGCTGAAGCGTCTCCGCGTCGCCGTTGATGATGAAGATTTGCGGGACGATATTCTCGCAGACGCCCAGGCGGGCGGCGCTTGCATCAGGAGCGGGACTTTCCGTGGTCGGGAAGGCTCCAGCGCGCCAGAAGGCGCAGGTTCCGCAGCGGCGTGGGATGCTCATATGCCGATCCCCGGCTTGGCATCGGCCCATTCGCCGCAGCGATGGTCCTGATGGATGGTGGGAAAGACGAACAAGCCTTCGTCCTCCAGATCGCTGTCGTGGACCCATGTCGGCGGGTAGCGGCGACACAGGCCGCGTCCGTCCGAGCGGATCATTTCCTTCGGCGGACGGGAAGACCCGTTCACGCCGCCGGAGAGGAAATGGACGCAGTTTGAGCAGGCGGAGCGGCTGTTAAGCATCGAAGGACACTCCCTCCAAAAGACCGGGAATCTCGCGCTTGAGTTGGGCACCGCGCTGGCAGGCCGCATCGAGAACGCAGGTCATCTCGTTGATGATTTCGCGCACGTCGACGCCCGGATAGCTGTCGCCTTCCTCGACCCCCGACGCGGTGAGCTTGATGATGCTGTCGGAAATGCTGCGGGCGGGAAGCGCGACAAGTGCGTGGATCGTGGCCACCAGCTTATCCGTGGCCGCGTTGTTCTGTTCGTCGCTCGCGTCGGGCGGCAATGCATTGAGGGCGGAATTAGCGTCCGAATATGCCTCGGAAGCCAGTTCCCACGCGCTGTCCAACGGATGCGGCTGCTTGATGATGATCCAGGTCATGGCCGCGCCGCCGCCACAATGTCGCGCACAGCTTCCGTTGCACCGGGGAGCGCGCGCATCAGTTTGAGAAGGGCGCGCATGGCCCCGTCGACGTTATCGAGCGCATCGTTTCGTTCCGGGCGACCCGCCACGCCGGGTTCAGGAAAAGCCGCCTGCAAATTGCCTTTGTCGTCGAGGAACAGCGCGACGTGGTTCTGACGCACGTGGTCGACCAGCATCCGCATGAAAGTGAACTGCACGGTCAGCACGTCGTTCATGGCCGACACGATCAATTCCATCGAAAGATCGGTGCAGAAATCGTCCCGGCGATAGCCGATGCGGTCGCCGTGCCGCATCGGGCCGATCTCATGCAGAGCCAACATCAGCTTGACGGCGATGTCCGCGCCGTTGCGGCTCGCGAACGCTGCGACCTCGCGCTTTGCGGGAAACCAATCGTTCGTGATCTCGTCTTCATCGGAAATGAAGGCGACCCGGACGCGCTCCATCAGCGCCGCCAGTTCGGGGCTGGTGCCGGTGGGTAGAGCGGGAAGCGGGATGAAGTTGCTGTCTGCGCGGGCCATGTCAGCGGCCCTCCTGCTGGTCGAGGCGGGCGTTGCTCTCCTTGACCGCTGCTACGTCATCCAGATGGCGGGCAATGCCAAGAAGTGATTGGACGCCCTCAAGTGCCAGCGCGATCGTATGGCTGCGCGCTTCCAGCAATGTTGTAAGCTGACCTGCGTTCGAACCGGCAAGTTTCTGGGTCTCGATCTCATCGGCCCCCGTGAAGCCAATGCGAAGGATGTCGAGCAGCGCATAAGCCTGCTCTAAATAAGGGTCGCCATCGGTATAGAAAACTTGGACGTGGCCATAGCCCATCTTCGTTTCCATCAGTGACGGGATCGCAAGGCGAGGGGTAGCATCTCGCGAAGCGCTATCGCTCCGCGCCGTGGTGGCGTCGGCCATGTTGATTTCTCCTGTCTGGCGACAGGGTGGCCCGCATGTGCGAACGCCCTGCCTGTGCTCACCGAAACAGGATTACCAGTCCCGGCTAACGAGACTAGTTAATACGCACTGTATGTGCTCATCGTCAACATAAAAAAGCACCATCTGTGCATATTCGGCCAACGCTTTGAATTTCCAGTTATCCACAGCAATCTTGCTTGGACTACTTGCTATATGTTCCTGTTATGTTCCACAAATGGTTGCGCCGAATTGAGGAGGGGCGGATGCAGGCATGGTATCGGGCGGTATGCTTCGGGAAGCCAGTCGCGCCATGGCGTGATTGTAGGGAAAGGGCGCGAAAGGATTTGATCGCCGCGAAGCTCGGTGGTTATGACGATTGGGGCAAATTCTGGATTACCGTTCCCGGCGATCTGCTGGTCGAATATCGGGCGGCTCAATCCAAGGCGGCCTGATCGGGTCGCATGGCGATCCAAATAACGCGACCCAATATCTCATAATCCCGATTCGCTAATGGAATGATCTGGTGTGATGGATCGGTTGAGCAGGGCACCAGCCGCGCTGGGTTTTCCCGATACTGCTTGAATGTAACTTCGCCATCGCCGTTGCGAACGACATAAAGCCACTTGTCGAACAGGTCGCGGTCACTCGGATCAATGATGATGGTCGCGCCTTCCGTTGCGATCTTGTTCATGGAGTTGCCGACCAACTCCAGGGCGAAGGCGCTGTCCGGCATTCCGGGCGCTGGCGCGGGAATATAGTGATGCGCGGTCTGGATCGCTTCCCGCCATGGTCCTGCCGGAACTTCCCCAAGCAGGGGGATCGCTTTCACTGGTAACGCGCCTTCAAGGATAAACGAAGCGGTCTCGCGGCCTACTTCCTGCGGCGCTATCAACTGATAGGGCTCAACGCTCAGTGCTTTTGCGATCCGGCCCATCCAATCCTGGTTAAGCCTACGGTCGCCACGCTCTAACTTTCCCAGCATACTGAGAGTCGAGCCGATGCGCTCGGCCAACTCAGTCTGGGACATATTACGCGCCTTGCGGATAGAAGCAATTTCGTTGGGATAGGCCATACCCCATTATGCACCATTGGTGCATATATTGCTAGAACACAGTCAGTGCATTAACCCTCTTTCCATTAGCACCCAAATAGTGCACATATCGTACATGACCCTTCTAGAGTTCATCCGTTCATCGGATTTCACATTCGCGACCTTCGCTGAGCAAGTCGGCGAGACCGAAAACATTGTCAAGAAATGGGCTTACCGCCAGCGCCAGCCCTCGCTGCCGCGTGCGGTAAAGATCGAAATTGCGACTGGCGGTGCTGTTACTGCGAAGGAGTTGCTGCTGGCTCCCGTAGAGGGGAAGTGACGCCGATGGCCGTGGGGCGAGGTCAAAGACGCCAGCGCTCGGCGGCTGATGAAGCTGCTTTTCAGCGGGCGGTCGAGGAGGCGCGCGGGCGTCACAATATGTCCGACGTGGCTGGGCGGCACACCGTCCTGAAAAAGCATGGGCGCGAACTTATCGGCCTCTGTCCGTTTCATAGCGAGCGGTCGCCCAGCTTTCAGGTGAACGACGCCAAGGGCACATATCATTGCTTCGGCTGCGGCAAGAGCGGCGATGCGATCCGCTTTCTGGTTGAGAAGGATGGGATGCGGTTCATTGAAGCCGTCGAATACCTGCTTGGCGATAGGCTTCCCGTTGTATCGGAGGAAGATCGGGCGAAGCGCAAGGCGGATGATGAACGTGAAACCGCTGACCGGATCGCGCTTGCCCGTTCGATCTGGTCCGCATCCGTGCCGCCGCAGGGCACGCCGGCTGAGGTCTATGCCCGGTCGCGCGGGATCATGATGGACCTGCCGCCATCCGTCCGTTTCGTGATGACCCCGCGCTGGCGCAATGCTGAAACTGGCGAGGTGGGCCGGGATTATCCCGCCATGGCCTGCGGGCTGGTCGATGTCGACGGCAAGCTTGTTGGCGTCCAATGCATATTCCTCGCGGATGGGGGGGGTCGGAAATATGAGCGCATCCGTCAGGACGGATCGAAGGCCAAAGCCAAGCTGACCTTTGGCATCCTGACGGGCGCTGCCTTCAGAATTGGCCCTAGATCCGCTGGCATAATGGAGTGCGAGGGACCGGAAGATGCATTGACCCTGCGGCAGGAAACGGGGCGAACGGTCTGGGCTGCTTGTGGCACGGCCAATCTCGCGCAGGTCGTTTATCCGCCCTGGGTAAAGGCAGTCTGCATTGCCGGTGATAATGGCGACGCCGGACATACTGCCGTCAAGCGATCTATCGAATGGGTTGAGGCCGGGGGCCGGAGCGCGACAAGCGCGTTCCCGCTGGAAGCCTTCAAGGACTTCAACGACCAGCTTCGGGGGATACGGAAGTGAGTTTCCCCATCCGCGAACGAACGCCTGCGGACCTGATCCTTAGCAATGTCGTCGCTGAAGGCTGCACCATTGGCTTGTTGCTGTGGGACAATAGCACCGCCGATCTGATTGCCGACAAGATAGATGACCGCGATTTCGCGGAGCCAGTCTATGGCCGCGCCTATTCCCTGATCCTGCGCGAGATCGGGGCCGGGCGGCGCATCAATGCCACGTTGCTGGCTCCGATGATGCAGGATGACGATGCCTTCCGTGAAATGGGCGGCCTCAACCTGCTGAACAGCCTCCAGCAGGCTGCGATGATCGACACGACCGGCGCGCCATTGGGCTATGCCGCGCAGATACGGCACCTCGCGATACAGCGGCGCGTTACGATGGCGCTGCGGGCCGTCATAGAAAAGGCTTCGGTCATGGGGGCGGACCTTCCCGCCATTGTGTCTGAAGCCGACGCCCTGCTGACCGGCGCGGTCGACAATACCGACCCCACATTCTTCATCGGCGCGGAAGATTGTTTCGATGAGGTGATCGCCGGGTTCAATCGCGAGCAGCATGGCATCCGGTCAGGCGTGATCGGCACCCTCGACACGCTGCTGGGCCGATTGCAGCCCGGTTGGCTGGTGATCGTCGGCGCGCGCCCCGGCATGGGGAAGACTGCTCTTGCTTTGAGCTATATGCGCGGCGCAGCCATGCAGGGGCACGGCGTTCTGTTCGCAAGTCTGGAAATGGCCTGGGAAACGCTCAGCCTCCGCTTCGTGGCGGACGCCTGCTATGATGATCATCGAATCCCGTTTGCCGCCTTCACGAACTACCGGCTGAACCGGGACCAGCAGACGGCGATTGTTCGCGCCAAGCGTGATCTGGGGTCGATGCCGTTCAAGGTGGTTGACAAGAATTGCCACACGCTGGGTCAGCTTCGCCGGGCGATCCGGCGACGAAAGCGCGAACTGCGCGCGGCGGGCCAGTCTCTGGAATTGGTCATCGTGGACTATCTCCAGCTACTGCAACCCGATGGAAAGCCGAAATCGGAATATGAGGCGGTATCGGAGGTCAGCCGCGAACTGAAGATCATGGCGGGCGACGAGGGCGTGACGATCATTGCGCTGTCGCAGCTTAGCCGTCGCGTCGAGCAGCGGCAGGACAAGCGTCCCAATCTCGATGACCTTCGCGCCAGCGGCCAGATCGAACAGGACGCCGATATAGTCCTCTTCCTCCTCAGCCAGGAATATTACCTCGTCAACGGCGAGCCTGAGCCGGGGACGGCAGAGCATCTGGATTGGGAGGCGAAGCTGGAAAGGAACCGGCACGTCCTCGAACTGATCTGTGCGAAGCATCGCCATTCTTCCATCGGCTCAGCCTTCGCACACTATGACCGCAGCCATCAGGCTGTGCGCTCCCCTCGCTCAAACGGAGAACGATGATGTCTGGATGGTATCTCATGCACCGCGGCTGGATGGATAATTCGTTTTTTCGAAATGAGGTGTTCAATCGCCGGGACGCCTTCCTGTGGATGATAGAAGAGGCGGCTTTCAGGCCCCACGAAATTACCATCTGCGGCCGACCTGTCCAGATTGATCGGGGGCAGTTTTCTCACTCCATCCGGCACATGGCGGGCATCTGGAAATGGGATGAAAAGAAGGTGCGGCGGTTTCTCGCATCCGCCCAGAAGGCGGAAATTATCGCCGCATCAACCGCCGCAGGGCAGTGCGTCATAACTATATGTAATTACGAGAAATATCAGGCACCAGAAAAGAATGCCGCCGCACCAGACGCCGCACCAACGCCGCAGGAGCGCCGCGGCGACGCCGCAAAGAAGAAAGAAGGGAAAGAAATTAAAGAAGGAGAGGGCGCAAATGCGCCCCGCGCTGGTGGTGATTACGCGTTCGCTGGCCGGGTCATCCGGCTCAACCGTGAGCATTACGACGAATGGAAGGCGCGGTATCACGCTATTCCCGACTTTGACGCCGAACTCGCCTCGTTGGACGCATGGTATCAGACGCAGCCGGACGACAAGCGCAGGAACTGGTTCTTCTCGGTCCAAGGGTCGCTCAACCGAAAGCACCAAGAGGCGCTGAGGGCCGGGACAGGTCAGAAAACCCGAAGCCAAGAACTTCAGAACGTCTTCGATATGGCTGATGCGGCGGAGCGGCGGCGCTTGCGGTGGGAGCAGAGCCAGAGGGAACAGGCCGAACGGGAGAATGTGCAATGACCGACCTGTTTCCCGCGCAGGTCATAGACCGCTATGCCAGCCCACAATCGCTGGCGGTGGTAACCGCCGCGCCTGTTGAGGTCTCCAAGCTCGTCTTCGAAATGGGCGGATGCCGGGAGGGTGTCGAACTACTCCGATCCAATGCCCGCGATATGATCGTCTGCGAACAGCGCCATGCGATTTCCTGGGTAGCCCGGAACTTCATCGGCGCGACCTTCGAGCAGATTGGCCGCGCGCTAAACCTCGATCATTCGGTCATCGTTCGTAGCTATGCCCGCGCCCGGCTGCTGCGGAAGATGGACCCGGATTTCGTCGACATGAGTGATCGGCTGTCCGCAACCGTGAGGCGCGGGACTGTGCAAAGAACCGCCGCGCGGCGCGGAAAGGCATAGGGAGAAGAGATATGCCTCTCACGCCGAAACAGGCCGCGTTCGTTCGGGAATATCTCATCGATATGAACGCCACGCAGGCGGCGATCCGCGCGGGCTACAGCGCGAAAACGGCGGCCTCGCAGGGCGAGAGGCTGTTGAGGAATGTTGAACTCAAGCGCGCAATAATCGCAGCGAAGGCAGAAAGAGCGGATCGCACCAAGGTGGACAGCGATTGGGTGCTGCGTCGCCTAGCGGATGAGGCAGAGGCGGATGTCGCTGATCTCTACGATGATTTCGGCAATGTGAAGCCGGTGAAGGAATGGCCATTGATTTGGCGGCAGGGTCTTGTGGCCGGTATCGACATTGAGACAATCGGTGAAGGCGCTGGAAGGGTCACGAAGATCAAGGTTTCTGATCGTATCCGCCGTATCGATCTGATCGGCAAGCATGTCGATGTGCAGGCGTTCAAGGAGAAGGTCGATGTGACCGTCACAAATCTCGCTGATGTGATCGCAGAGCGCCGCAAGCGGATCAGCGATGCAAAAGGCTGAAGCATCGCCCGAAGTCATGCTGGCCGAAGACATAGCGGGCTTCACGCACGATCCTCTGGGATATGCGATCTATGCCTATCCATGGGGCGAAGGGCCGCTGGCCGATGTGCATGGTCCTCGCGCATGGCAGTCCGATGTGCTGCGCGCCATTGGCCTGTCCCTGAGCAACCCGGACACGCGGCATGAGCCTCTGCGGATCGCCATCGCCTCGGGTCACGGCATAGGGAAATCAGCCCTGATTTCGATGATCGTCGATTGGGCAACCGACACCTGCGAAAACACCCGCGTTGTGCTGACGGCCAACACTGAGGCCCAGCTTCGCACGAAGACATGGCCTGAGGTCATCAAGTGGCGGCTCCTGTCCATCACCGCCGCATGGTGGAAGGCGACCAAGACGGGCCTGTTCTCCCTCTTCGCGGGCTTCTCGGAAAGCTGGCGCTGCGATGCCGTCACATGGTCGGAGCAGAACACCGAAGCCTTCGCCGGTCTCCACAACAAAGGCTCGCGCATCGTCATCATCTTCGACGAGGCGTCCAACATAGCCGATAAGGTCTGGGAGGTAACAGAGGGCGCGCTGACCGACGAGAACACCGAAATCATCTGGATCGCGTTCGGCAACCCGACACGCAACACCGGGCGGTTCCGCGAGTGCTTTGGCCGCTATCGCCACCTGTGGAAAACCCGCCAGATCGATAGCCGCACGGTCGAGGGGACGAACAAGAAGTTCTTGCAGGAGATGGTCGACACATACGGCGCGGACAGCGATATCGTGAAGGTGCGCGTCCGTGGCATGTTCCCATCCGCGTCGTCCATGCAGTTCATCGGCTCCGATCTGGTCGAGGCGGCCCAGCAGCGCAAACCCGTCGTGCTGGTCAATGACCCGCTGATTTACGGCGTGGACTGCGCCCGCTTCGGTGATGATGAATCCGTTCTCGCCAAGCGCCAAGGCCGCGATGCGCGCTCCCGCCCGTGGAAGAAATGGCGCGGCGTCGATACCATGACGCTTGCTGGCGACATCGCGCTGGAGGCGCAGCAGGAGCATCCCGACGCCATCATGGTCGACGTGGGCGCGATGGGTGCGGGTGTGGTCGATCGTCTTCGCCAGTTGCTGCCCGGCACGCTGATCGTGGAGGTCAACTTCGGCGGCAAGGGGCGCGATACGACCTGGGCGGCAGGCGTCACCATCCGCACCGCCAACAAGCGGGCCGAGATATGGGCGTCAATGCGCGGATGGCTGGAGCATGGCGCGATCCCCGCCGATGACGAGGAGCTGAAGGACGATCTGACGAACCCTGAATATACCTTCGATCAGGATCAGCGGATCGTGCTGGAGAAGAAAGAACACATGAAGGCGCGTGGACTGCCGTCCCCTGACCGTGGCGATGCACTGGCCTGCACCTTTGCCCAGCCCGTCGCGCCCAAGGTGCCGAAAAGCCGCGATCCGGCCAGCTATGTCCCGCGCCCCGTCTCAGGCGCGAACTATGATCGCTATAAGGAACTGGACACTTAAAACCGCACGTTGCAATTATGTTTCATTCTTGTGACACTTTAGCGGAAGAGCTAAGCACCTCCCACAAGGAGCTTTTATGAACCATTTTGTCGATGTTATCCTTACCATGGCTGAGATGGACAATATTGCGGCAATCTGCAGAGATAGTGGCATTGATCTGTGCGGCAGCAGAAAAATCCAGACTGCTATCGACTGCACGTATGAACTGGAATTTGACGATGGAGGATGGGCGTCCATCGCTTTCTCTCGGCAGGGCTGGATCAAAGCGTTTGATGAAGACGGTGGGCGAGTTAGCCTTTCAGAACTTGGCTTTATCGAAATCTCATCTCGCGCAGGATCGATCAACTAACTTTGTGCAAAGCCCGGATTGAGCCGCCCGGGGCATAGTAGGCCAGCACCTGCAACAAGGCAGGTGACATATGTGCGTAGGTGGCGGCACCCCCGATATTCCGACACAACCCGAACGGCAGGCG